CCCGGACTCTCGTCATTCCCCAATTTGTTTATAGTCGTTATGGTCGACTTTCCAATTTGGTTATAGTCGTTATGGTCGACTTTATAGACGTTTGTCGTCTTTGTGATCTCAGCCCAGCTGGGAAGAGACTTCAGTGACTACTAGGGTTAACCTAGATCCCCCTGGGTATGTACCCCCTGTGCCTTCTGTCAAAGTGACAAAGCCTGGATTGAGTAATGTACACTTGTAAGTCTCTTGAGCTATCATGCGATCACTGACCACAGCATTGTTCGGAGCAACAATGAAGTTAATACCGTCATAAACGGGCAACTGCACCAATCCTATAAATGTTTGAGATGGGAAATTCAAAACAGCTGTGGCAGTACCAACCCAAGATCTAGTGACCTCATAGTTGTTGCCAGGATGTGCAAAGAATGTCAAAGACGTTGAAGTCATAGAAGAGTTCAAGTCACCGGTCTTAGATACCTGGATTGTGCCAAAAGGCGTTGCTCCACCGATTGTTGAGCGGACAAAAGTGGTAGACAGGATTGCACCACCCACCTCACTTGGAAGGATAGGTTTGAAAAATTCCACGCAATAGGATACCCACAATTCACCTAGGGACTGAATCGGGTTGGCTTGTGTAGCGAATTGGAACAATCCAAGATCATACAATCTCAAGTCTTGCCCTGTTGGCGGATCGAATGTACGCACATATAGCTGTGGTAACACAGTTTGGCTCGTGGCACACTCAACGCCGTGCATCAACTCTCTGGTTGGTTTAACTGAAACCGCATACTCACTATTCTCCATTTGCTGCTTTGTGGTGTATGCAGTGGCATCTGCATTGTAGTTGGTTGCCATAACAACAACACCCGGTGCACCGCTGGTGACAAAATCAGTTATTAAGGGTCTGAATTCAAAAATCAATCCATGAAATTTGTATTCTTGATAACTTTGAGCGATAGCACTTAGCCACGGGAAGGTTTGAGCCATACCGGGGTTTAATGGGAAGGTGTTGTTAACGAACCCAGAGGTTCCTGTGAAATCCCCAAGATATTCACGATGACAAACGATGTTGGTTTGTGATGTAGATGAGAACTTTGGTATTTGATTGCCGTTCATCATCACATTATAATTAGGTGTTCCTCCGACAATTTGATAGTCTCCACTACCGAATATCTGTCCGATTCCCGATCCTAACCACTTACCAACACCTTTCAAATAAGGAGCATTGAACATGGCACCTAATTTTGATCCAACGACAGCACCAGCATCCGAAAAAGGAGTTGCTTTCTTTGGTTTTGTGGTTTTGGGTTTATTAGAGACGACCCGACGTCTGGCTTTAGTTTTGTTTGGCATAGTATGGGATGCCCTATGCCCTGGGGACTGTACATCAATAGCGAACTGTGGAAGCAGGGAATCCGTGCAGTCTCTTGGCTTTCTGGTTAGCACTAAAATAATAGTTTTGGTTCATTACCGCTATCAACCCCATAACCGTTACGTGTTGTTCACAACTTATCCCTCCAGTGCCGCGATCCGCGCTCGTGGGACGTTCACCAAGCACATTAGTATTCACAATCGTGGATGGTCACGTATCAGACACTTTGTCTCGTCTAGGGCGGGTGCGAAACCCGAGTGTACTGTCAATATTGGTATGGGAACTTGCAATTGG